GGTGTTGAGGGTTTTGTCGATAAATACGCGCGCGCCCAAGATGTAGCCTTTGTTGACGTACTGCGCCAATTTGGCGTTGATGGCCATGATGATGTCTTCCATCAGGCTCTTATGCATCGGCTTGTCTAAAGCCCACATAAATGCGGACGCGATGGTCTCTTGGATGATTTGGGCGGTACGCGTGGCGACTTCAAACGCCATCATGCTGTCGTTGGTGCAGGTGCGGTTGCCCCAAACGCGGAAGCCGTCCTCGCGGATCAGGGTGGTGACGTCTTTGTTGTTGAGGGTGTTGGCGTCGCAGTTTTTGTCCAAAAGGTCAAAGCTGCGCGCGAATTTCAGGCCGCTGACGCCGTTGATTTCTGTATTTGAGATTGACTTATGCCATCCGACATTTTTGTCGAGTTTGGCACGCGCACCCAATACTCGGGCGATGGTGGCGGCGGTCTCGGTTTTCTTGGTGGCGGGGTCGAATGCCATAAACTCGTTGTCAATCAACATCAGCTCACGCTGGCCAAAGTTTTTGCGGTAGTTGCCCACTTCTGTGATGTCGGGGTTGCCGCCTGCGCTGCCGTAGGCAAAGGCGCGCGTCGCTTGGGCGACGCCTACCAATTCAGTCAAAACATCTTGGCTGTCAAGCTCGGGGCAGCCCAAGATTTTCGGGGTAAAACCTGTCACGGCTTTGGCTCGGCGCAGGGCTTTTAGGCCGGTGTAGTTGCCGCCCTCGGCTGTGCCGATGACGTTGGCTTTGAGTTCTTCGGTATTTTTACTGTCGGCAACGCGCACGATGACGACTTGCGCGTCGGCTTGGTCAACGATGGCGTCGAGGGATTTGGCGAGCGTGCCTTTCGTGCCTGCTTTGGCGAGCAGGTCGTAGGCTGATGTCGCAAAAATCGGCGTATTGAGAGGGAATACTTTTGCGTCGGCATCTTCGGCGGTACAAACCATGCCGATGATGGCGGTGGAAATGTCGCTGATGCTGCGCACGCCTTCGGTGTATTCGTTGGCTGTGATGCCATGATGGCGGTTTGCTTCTGCCATTGGGGCTTCCTTTTTGATGGGTTGGTCGATTGATGGCTATGTAGTAGATTACTATTAAAAATTAATCCCACGCGTGTGGCGAGCGCGTTGGATTTTTTGGGGATTTTTTAAAATTGTTCCTGCTTCATGGCGGCGGCAAGGTCTGACGGCGAATATTTGGACGGATCGCCAAAGCCGATTACTTCGGCGCACCATTCGGAGCAAAACCATTTATTCGGCGATTGGCGGATTTTCAGACGGCGGAAAACCGACTTGACGGCCAAAACGCCTGACAGGTCGTATTTCTTGCCTTTGGTTTCGCGCCATAGTTTCATCGCGCGGCCGTAGGTCAGATTGGGCTTGGGCAGCTCGATTAAATCCCACTTGTCAGATGGCAGCTCCATGCGCTTGCAACGGACGCCGCCGTCCCGATGGGACGATGTGTAGCAGTCAAACTGACCATCAGGCAGTCGGATGGCGATTTCGCAGTGCGAATATTCGCCGTGCGTCGCTTTACGGATGGCCCAATCAGTCAAGCGGTAGATGATGTCTTTGGGCGATTGGATTTTTTTGCGGCCTTTGTACAATGCCAAATAAACTTTGCTCATTCAGACGGCCTCCGGCAGCTTAAACTCGATTTTGATTTTTTCTAAGGCTGATTTGGTTTTGGCAGCCTCGATTTGGTCTTGGATTGCCTGGCGCTGACCGGCAACAATGGCAGACAGGGCGGAATATGCCAGGGATTTTTTTAAAGCGGCCGCTTTGAGCTTGTCTTTGTCCAAGCCGCGCGCGGCTGCAATTCCGTCTAGGATTGGGGTAGCGGCTGATTTATCGGCAGCCCACGCCTGCGCCTCGGTTGACTGGAGCGGCCATGTCGCCAACTCGAAATCGGGGACTTGGCTCGCGCCGGAGTGGCCGTCAACAAATGTTTGGGCGGAGGCGTTGAGGTTTGTCAGCATGGCGGCTTTTAAATCCGCCAAGTTTGCCGTTTCCAACGGGGTCAGGCTGACGCCGTCAGGCAGACTGCCGATTTCTTTCCATACTTTCTCGCCGTCTTTGGTAAAGACGACTTCGCCGCGAAAATCGGGGAGGATCTCCCAGCTCTCGCCCGTCCATCTTGCCGCTTGGTTTTCTTGCAGCGGCGGCACTTCGGCTTCGATACTTTGACGGCCATCGTCAAAATATTGCTCTTCCACGAACAAGCCGTCTTGGTCAATTACGCATCTTGTCATTTTTTAATTCCTTGTTTTCGTTTTCCAATTTCTCGACTTTTTCGGCCAGCTCTTGGATTGCTTTGGTCAAAACTGGGATAAAAGTCTCATATTCAATGGTGTATGTGTCGTTTTTTATGTTTACCATCGGCAGGCGGCCGTACTCTTGCTCCAGCGCGGCGATGTCTTGGGCAATAAACCAATGCTGCTGGCGGTCTTCTTTGTGTCGGCCGTCTTTGGTTGGGTTCTTCCACCATTCGCGCACTTTGGCGGCGCGCTCTTCTTCTGGCAGGTCTTTGAAAAGCTCGTCAACATAAGCATCACGGCGGTCGTAGTAGCCTGTGACCGGCTTCAATTCCATGACAAATTTCAGGCCGTCTGAAAGCGGTTTGATGTCGGTTTTATCGCGGCCGTCGGAGCGGATGTTGACGGCGGTCGGGGCGTATAGGGTTTGCCCGTTTGTGCCGATTTGGATTTCGTTGTCGCCGTTGATTCGCGCGCCGTAGCCGATGGCGATGGAGCCTGTGATTTTTCCTGTCAAAATATCGCCTTGCACGTTTCGATAGCCTGCGCTATCGCCGATGACAACACATCGCTCACTGCTCGCGTCTGTCAATGCCCAATAGCCAACGGCAACGCTGGAAACGTGATTGCCTTTTCTCATCGCCGACGCGCCGACAGCGGTCGCTTTTTGGTAATTCGTGCCTGACAACGCTGCGTCAGCTCCGATGATGGTCGAATAACCTGCGGTAACTGCCTTATTCATGGCGTTCGCGCCGATGATTGTCAGCTCTTCGTTGAGGGTTGCGGATGAGGTATCAGAAAAAACGAACTTCAGCTCGGCAGAGCCGGAGGTGGTCAGCTCTTTTGAGCTGCGAACTGTCAGATTATTACCGCTGGCCGATACGACTTTTACCGGAATGACGTCGTTTTGTAAGGTTTGCGACGCGCCTGATGTCAGGCGGATTCCGACCCAATAATTAACCTTAGCCCCTCGAATATTATTAAATGTCAAAGTAATCGTATCCCCCGATTGGGTGTAGCTGCCTGTTTCTGTGCCTGTCCAGACAACATTTCCGCCGTTTGGGGCGCGGTTTTGTTCGAGGCTTTCCATTGCGTTCGCGCCGATGACTGTCACTTTCTCGGCGGTTTTCATATTTCTTGCCGCGTTGCCGCCGATTGCTGTTTGAGCGGCGCGGCCTTGATATGTTTGCAAGACGGCCTCGCCGATGGCGATTGTTCTCGATGTTGGAGACGGCCAGAAAACTTCGATGTCGCCAGTCAAACCAACAGGCGCCGTCCCTGCCATCGCGCCAGCGCCCAGTGCAATATTTGATGAGCCTTCGCCCAAGCCTTGCCCGGCGTTTCGGCCAATGGAAACATTGGAAAAACCGCTTGTGATTCCTCGGCCAGCATTGCCGCCGATGCCGATGTTGCGCGTGCCTGCCATTTTTGACTGGTCATACCATTCGGTCTCGGCTTGTACGTTGATCAGGCTGTCGGCACCGATGGCGATATTGTCGCGGCTGATACGCGAAAAGCCCTGCGCGCGGTCGCCGATGGCGATGCCAGAAACGCATTTCTCGGTTTTTGCCATTGCGCCCTCGCCGATGACGACCAATCCAGTGCCTGTCCATTCGTTGGATTTGAGATTTGCGGCGGCTCCTGTGCCGCTAATAAATCGCCCGATTCCTGTGCGGATTGGTTGGTATGGCATATCGACGGTAGTGCCGTTGACGGTAAATTGTCCGTTGCCGTATTTGTTTTTTGTTTGGTACTTTTTATTCGTATCGATTTTTAAGCCTAAGCAATCAACAAACACGCCTAATGCTGCGCGCTCGGCGGCTTCGATGGTTTCGGCGGCGTTGTTTTTTAATTCAGCATAGCCAAAATCGCGAATGTTCAAGGCGGTGTATTGGCGCAGCCAGCGTGTACCAGATTCGCCGACGATGACTGTGGCTGCGTTGTCGGCAAGGGCTTGATTGTCAGATTTTACAAACACGCCGCCGCCGCCGTTGATGCCGTCATGATAGTTTTCGACGATGACGACGGATGCGCCGGGCTTATTAAATTCGCGCAGGGCGGCAATGCTTGGCACGCGGTAGGCGACGTTGCCGAATTTTTTATTTACTGTTTGCTCAACAAATTCTCGCGTCGCCAAAACGACAGCCGGGTCAACCTTGAGGCCGACGGCGTCGGTGTTGTCGATTTGGATGACCATGCGGATGATTTGTTGGCTTGCCGTTCCGCTGGAGAGGCGCGGCTTGTAGCTGTCGGCAATGCTGCCGATGGCGATCAGGTTGTTGTTGTTGTCAAAGAGGCCAACTTCTCGAATTGTGAAATCGCCTTCTTCTTCTGGGATGAGCAGCTCTGCAATGACTTGCTTTTGGTTGTTCTCGTCAACCTCCAACATATTGAGGCTGGCGCGATACACTTCGCGCGTCAGGGCTGTGGCTGTGGCTGACGGCGTGATGGGGTTGCCGCCGCCGTCGCCGACTGCCATTTGGCTCAAGTTGACGACTGTGCCTAATGCGGTCGCTTTGGCGATGCGCGCGGCGCCGATGTTGGTGACGAGTGTGTAATATTGTTGGCTCATGGGTTGGCTTTCGGTTTGATTGTGATGACGTCGATTTGTTGTAATGCGGCGGCGGCGCGGCCTGCCGGTTTTAAATTAATTTTCGGCTTGATGTATGGGTAAATTGTCGTGCGCTGGCCGCTGATGGTAATGCCGCTGGCTTTGAGTTTTCCGTAGGTCATAACGCCGACGGTCAAGCCGCTTAAATGACGGCTGACCGGCTTGACCTTTTGGACGATGCGCAGCATTTCCTGATAGTCGGCTTGGCTGATGGCTTCTTCTGCCATCAGGGTCAGGCCAAAACTGGCAGGCGAGCCTAGTGGCTTGGTCTGAAACCATTCTGTAATCTTGGCTGTCACGCCAAATGGCTTGAGGGCTTCTTCGATTGCGCCGTTTGTGCCTTTGAATTTATGGGTACGGTAGGCGGATTTGATGACTTCGCGTTTGCGCTGCTCGTCCCATGTGTCGTTCCAATAGTCAACCGACAATGCCCAGGCGAGATACGGCAGCAGATGCGCAGGGATTCGGTCGGGATTCCAGAGGTCGGAGACGACGGCGTAGGGGACGGGGTAGATTTCGGCTTCGCCGAATTTCTTCTCAAATGCCGTCCGCGTTGATGGCTGGGCGGTTTGGTATTTATTCATTTTGGCCGCCGTAGCTGATATTGATTTGGGTACACAATGCCGCCTGATATTGGGTTACAGGGATGGCGGCGGCAGGTTGGCTGATGACGACGCTCTGCACGCCCTCGACGCGCAGGGCGGCATAAATCATAGATAGGTCAACGTCGCGGCCTAGCTTGAAATTCTCGTCCACAGCTTCACGCATACGCGCGCGCGCGTTTTCCAAAATCGGCTCATAGTCGGGGGTCGGATAGACAATGATTTGCGCGTTGATTTGATACTCGATGATTTGGGCGGCTTTGACGGTCACGCGGTCGGCGGTCGGGCGGCGGTATTTGGCATTGACGGCCTCGGTCACGGCTTTGATGACGGCTTCAGACGGCACGCCGCCTGCTTGATTGGAGAGGACGACAATATCGACAACCGCGCCGCTCGGGCTGATGACGGCGATGTCGGCGACTTGGCCGTGCGCGGATTTGGCGTGTTGGTAATATGATTCCTCGCTGCCTGCCGTGGTCAGCGTTTCAAACGCGCCTTGTACGCGGCGGCGCAATGATTCATCGGATTCCAAAACCTGCTGGATGGGCGGCTCGACGGTGTAGTCCGCCTCGGTAATGACAAGGCGCTGAATATCGACATTGGCGGCGAGTTGGTCTAAGTCGCTGCCGCTGGCGTATGCCAACATCAAGCCTTTCGCGCGCTCGTTAAAGTCTTGGCGCATGAGCATTTCGGAGTAGGCGCACTCTTCCAGCAATTTGACAACCGGCTCTGATTCCAGCTCTAAAACCTTGCGCCAATATTCACGCTCGGCAGGCGTTTGGTATTCGGCAATGAAACGCTCCTTGCGCGCGGCAAGGATTTTCTCGAAGTCAATCTCTTCGATGACGTCGGGAGCTGGAATTTTTGACAGGTCGGCAATTTGCGGCATTTTTATTTCCTGATGCTGTATGTCTCAAGTGTGCCGGTCGAGATGTTGACGGCTTCGATGTTGATGATGACTTTTGCGTCGTTGGCGGCGGCTGCCGATACGGTGGCCGCCTGAATTTCAATGCGCGGCTCCCACTTTGCGATGGCGGCGCTGGCGGCCGCTTGGCATTGCAAGAGCAGGGCAGGGGTAATCGGTTGGTCTAATAATTCGGGCAGCAGGCTGCCATATTCTTCGCGCATCAGGCGCGTGCCGATGCGCGTGAACAGGATATTTTTTATTGACTGGCGGATGTGGTCGTAGAGGCCGATTTGACGGCCTGTTTCGCTGTTGGTCATTCTGGTTTGCCTGTCTTGCCGCCGCTGTCGCCTGGGTGAATGTGGTCATCGACGACAATGCCGTTGGATGTGATTTTGCCGGTATTGGTCAGCGTGCCTTCGTGGTTGATTGCGCCCTTGATGGTTGTGCCGCCGCCTCCTTCGCCGCCGCTGCCGCTCATGCCTGCCGTGTAGGTCAGCAGGCCGTTGCTTGTTGTCATTTTTTGGATGACAACGTTGCCGGTGATTAGGGTATCGGGCGCGTCGATGGTCAGCTTGGCGACGGCTTTTAATGTCATTTGGCCTGCGCCGTGGTTGTAATTAATGATTGCGCCGTCTGGAAACTTGACGACGGTCTCGTCAGCCGATTGGGCAGGGCTTGGGAATGATGCCGATGCCATGCCGCACAAAACCATGCCGTTGGCGGTCTCGCCGCTTGGCGACAATATGATGCAGTTTTCGCCGACGCTCGGGGGGCGGTGTACGGATACGCCGCCTGCGAATGGGACGAAATAGGGCAGCCAGTCGCTCGTCAGCTCGCCATGCTGCACGCGTACCAATGCGCGCGCCGGGTCTGATTCGGCAATCACGCCCTGCTTGATGATGTTGGCGATTTTTCTGTTGAGTTCGGCGGTCATTGGGTTTTGGTTTGTGTTCGCGTGCGTGTGATGTGCGTAGTTTGGCAACGGAAACGCGGTTTTTCTATTTTTGGCGGTTTTGATGGTTTTTTTTAAAAGAGAGGCCGTCTGACAACGGGTTCAGACGGCCTTTTTATTCGTGGGCTGCCATGTGGCTGATGACTAGATTCTCAATGACTTCGAGGTCGCCATCACTAAAACCTAAGAGATGACGCTCGGGTCGGCCGTCGTCGCCGTATTGGTGGGTGGCAGCGATGTAGGCTGTCAGGCCGCTGACGAATTTGATAGCGACGCCCATGCTGTCTATTTGGGCGCGCAGGTATTTGGCGCGGTGTATTTTCGTGAACATGCGCGATTTCATCCGCTCTTTGGCAGGCTTGCCGTCTAAGACGCGGATATAGTCTCTGTTAAATTTTGACACGCCGCGCGTTTCCAGCTCGTAGCCCCATTCATACTGCGGATCGTAGGCGGCCGTATTGCTGCGCGTTTTCTTGGCGGCGCTGGCGGCGGTCTTGATGTTTTTAAATTGGCGGATTCGTCCGGCGTGTTTGCCGGAGAGATAGACAAAGCGTTGGCCGACTTTGAGCCGCTCGCCGTCTTTGAGCTTTCGTCCTTCGTCGTCGTGACCGGCGCGCGGCGTCATGGCGTTGCCTTCAGGCTCGACGTTGGCGCGGATGCGCTGGCGGTTGGCTTTTAAAACGACTTTGCCAATATCGCTTTTCAGGCGGCGCAGCTCTGTCGGGGAGAGCTTGGCAATGTATTCGTCAATGTTCTTGATGTAGAGATTTAAGGCGTCGGCGGTCATTTTTTGTCTGTTCCGATGCCCAGCGCGGTCATCAGGTCTGAATGGTTGGCATTGCGCGGATGGCCGATGACGATGTTGCCTTGGTCGTCGGTCAGCACGGTGGTGCGCTCGGTCAGGTTTAATTCGATCAAGATGTCGCAGGTGTTGTTGCTCAACAGCTCGACTTCAAAGCTGTAATCTGTCGAGGTGGTCGCGCCCGGACCGATTATTTGTGGGTTTTCCTCTTGCAGCCAGGCGATGACGACGGCGTTTAAGACGTCGATGTTGCCAGTAAAGTCGGTAATCATGACGCTCAAACGGTATTTGGTCTCATGGCTCAATGTGCCTTTCGAGGCGACGATTTGGCCGTTGGTCACAAACATCGTCAGCTTGTCGGGATTTTGGCGCAGCTCGGGCAGATGCTTTTGGATTTCAGCGCGCAGTAAAGCTGGTTTTTCCATATTTTTCTTGTTCTCGTTGGCAGTCGATACAGAGGCGGCAGCCGGGGACGGCTTGGCGGCGAGCTTCGGGGATGGGTTCGCCGCATTCTTCGCACTCATAGGCTGATGGGTAGTTTTGCGCGGCGCGGTCGGCTTGTCGTGCTAAGGCGTGGGCGCGTTGCATTTCTTCCAGATCGCAGGCGCAGTCGATAAAATCGGTCATTTTTCCGTCTCCTCTTCTTGGTGGAGGCAGGCGGCGAGGGTGTCGCGGTAGAGGCGGCACTGCTGAAAAGCTGTCTTGTAGGCGGAAATGGTATAAACCAAGTCGGCATTGGTTTTGATTTCTGCTGGCGGATTGACGGTACATTTCGGCACTGGTGGGCAGGTGTCGGCGGCTGGGATGGTCAGCGGCTCTTTGGTGGCGCAGGCGGTCAGGGCGGCGGCGAGTAAGATGGGAAATATCGTTTTCATGGCTGTACTTTCTAAGATAGGGCGTGTCAAACACGCCCTTTTTTTATTTGATGGTTTTGGCTAGGTCTTCGGGGACTGCCTGATTTGCCCAATCGTGATTTTTTTGGATGGCCGTCTGAATCTGCTCATTTTGGCCGGCCGTTTCGGCTGTCAGCTTGTCGAGCTGCGCTTGCATGGCTCGGCTGCGCTGGTGGTAGAGTTTCAGGGCTGCTTCTTTTTGCTTGATGGTATCGGCCTGCGTTTTGATTTCCTGCTCTTTGGCTTTGATTGTGCGGTTTGCTTTGAGCAGGCCGTTCATCAATAGGGCGCAGGCAAGAAATAGGGCGCTGCAGAATGAAATGACGGTTTTCATGGCGCGTCCTTTAGGCAAGCTCGAAATGTGNGAGGAATAGGGCGATGCAGAATGAAATGACTGTTTTCATGGTGCGTCCTTTAGTCCTTTAGGCAAGCTCGAAATGTGGGCCGTCGATAAAAGCGCGTTTACCGGCGGCGCGGCGTTCGGCAACGTAGTCGGCGACGAGTTGGGTTGTCGGCTTGTTGGTGTCGTTGAGGGTTTCCCAGCAGCCGCCCCAACGGACGCGGATGTTTAATTCTTTAGCAGCGGCGCGCATGGCTTCGGCGATGGGATAGAAATTTTCCCACGCCCATGAAATCTCTTTGGTGCCGTTGCCGTCGAAGTCGCCCCACGGAATAAGGTCGGAGGCGTGGCCGTAGCCGTCTGTTTGTTTTAGGTGTTTGCTGTTGAGGGTACGGCTTGCACCGGCGGCGACAAGTCGCTTTTGTCGGTCGAGTGTGCGCAGTCCTTCGTTTACGCTGAAATCTTGGCTTGTCAGCTCAATCGCGCGCTTGATGACTTTAACGAGGTTTGGATGGACGCCGTTTAATTTTGACAGGCTGGTTTTGCCCAGGGTGTAGGTTTGTTTTTCAGTCATTTGTGAGGCTTTCTTATGGGTTGGTTTGAT